ATGTGCGCGATGCGGAAGATTCCATAGAAATTCATCCGATGAGCAAGACCCAGCTGCGCGAACTGCGTAGCAATCCCGGCTTCTTCGCAGATCAGGTGCAAGAGGCTTTGGACGAGGAGCCGCGGCAATACACTAACAGCCCATTCAACGACCCTGCCTACTTGACGCAGGGTATCAATCTGCTGAAGAATCGCTACCTAGTGCTGGAATATCACGGCCCAATGAGCCGAGAAGATTTGGAGCAGCTAGGAAAAGTTCCACTAATTGAAAGCCCCGACGATGAGTATTTCGTAGAGGTGTGGGTAGTAAACGGTCGCGTCATACGCCTAGAATTTTCCAACCTAGAAGGCTGCCACCGCGTACCGTATGCAGCGTGCACATGGGAACCCGACCCGGCTACTATTTACGGGTTTGGTATACCCATGCTGGTTAGGGATCAGCAGCGTGTAGTTAATGAAACTTACAAGATGATGCTGGATAATGCCGGCATTTCTGCAGGTCCCCAAGTAATTGTCGATACAACGCTTATCAATCCTGCAGATGGTGGGTTGGAATGCACGCCTTGGAAGGTGTGGTACACAAATGAGTATGGCGCAGATGTATCCAAGGCCATCCAGTTCTTTATGCCGCAGAACGCCTACGAAGGGCTGTCTGCGCTATTCAGCCTTTCTATGGGATTGGCTGATAATGAATCCAGCATCCCCAACCTAGGTCCCGCTGGCCCTGCCCAAGCTTCTGACACAGCTACGGGTATGGCGATCGCGCAGCAGAATGCCTCTAGTCCCCTGTTCCATAAGAGCGAACAGTGGGATGACCAGATGACTAAACCCCTCATAGAAGCCTTGTATGAGTGGGAGATGCAATACAATCCAAAGGACGAGATTAAGGGCGTCTTTGACATTGATGTCCGTACGTCCACAGCCAGTTTGCAGGCTTCGCTGAATCAGCAGAAGCTGGAGAGGCTGGCAATGGAGATTGCTCAAGGTAGTCCTGTCGGTGAATGGATCAAGATGGATGAGTTTGCGCAAGTGCGCCTGATGGATATGCGCCTGCCATACAAGACCATCATCAAGACACCGCAAGAGATTGCTGTAGAAAGAGCACAACGCCCACCGCCTCCGCCAGACCCCAACATGCTTAAGGCTCAGGCCGAGCTGCAGAAGGTACAGGTGGATCAACAGCGTGCCCAAGTAGAGATGCAAAAGGTACAGCTGGAAGCCCAGCAGAAGTTCAAGGAAGCGCAGATGAAATACGAAGCGCAACTCCGGACAGACGCTGTGCGCGAGCGAGAGGCTCAGGCATCTGTCATTAAAGCTCAGTACGACTATCAGGCACAGATGGCAATGCTAGCATCTAAGGACGAGCAGAATCGTCAGCGGATTGTGGCTAACATGCAGACGAAGGCTATGCAGCTGCAGTCTGACAAATTCCTAGCCGGCGTAGATGCTGCGATAAAGCTGCGCAGTCAAGGAATCTCACAGCAAGAACTTCAACTGAAACGCCAAACTGGTACTGGTATCTAAGGAGGAAAAGTGTCAGTGAATTTCGCTGGTGAGACGTGGCTGTATATCGAGTCTAAGATTAAGCAATCTATAGAAAACTATACCGCCCTATGTCTAAACCCGGCTAAGTCTTACAAAGACATCATCGCAGCGCAAGGAGCCATCCTTGCCCTCAAATCAATTCTAAATCTGCCGCAGGAGCCTAAGCTACTTGCCGCAACCAGGAAAGTTAAATGACCGACAACATCACAACAGACCAAGCCCAAACCCTATTCGAGGACTCTTACAAGGCAATCAAGTCTGGCGAAACTCCGACCACTACTACAGTAGTTGAGGAACCCGCGCCCGCAGAAGCTGTCGAGGAAACTCCGACCGAGAGCCCAGAAGTTGCAGAAGTTCCAGAGAAAAAGGAAGAGGCCCCTGTCGCCGAGAGTACGCCTACCGATGCAGATCCGTATGCGTGGATAAAAGAAGTACCCGAGACCCTTCGCCAGAAGGTGATGGAAGAGATAAATACTAAGCTCCGGCTAGAGCACCGCGTTCGTTCAGACGACGGCCGTGTTCGGGCGCATCAGGAGAAAGTTTTGAAGCTTCAGCGGATGCTTGCTGAGGCTCAACATAGGCCGGCCGCCTCAGCGCAGTCCGCCACAGCAGCTAACCAAGTCCCTGAAGCTTGGCAGCAAATTGTAAAGAGCGACCCTGAACTCGCTGCGGCGTTTGAGGCTCGTGTTAAGCAAGAGGTAGACTCTGCTGTTGGTTCCGTAAGGAACGAACTTCAGGAATTTAAGCGTACCGCCGTAGAGCCGCTCTATGAGCATAACTCTCAGCAGTACGTCGAAGAACAGAAGCAGACACTGAGAAGCATGGTACCTAACTATGAACAGGTTGTAGCTTCCCCCGAGTACAATGATTGGCTGAATAACTATGCCAGTGAAGGCATCCGGCGCCTCGCACTAACTTCGTTAGACGCGCAAGATGCTTACAATGTGCTGCGCTATTATGCCAATGATATGGTAGCTATGGGCAAAGCTCCGACTTCTCAACAGCCTACAACTGTTCAGCAGGCTCCCACCTCAGAAGCAGCAGACAAGATTGCTGCGGAAAGGGCTGGGAGACTAGCAGCCACACCGCCCGCACAGAGGGCCGTGCCTATCGCCCCGACAGGCAATCCAGCAAAGACGGATTTTACTAGGGACGAGGCCGAGGCCATATTTGCGGAAGAGTGGAAAAAACTTAACAAGAGAACTTAATCTAATAGGAGACTCATTATGGCAGATGGCACATTTGTCAGTTATGGGGATGTTAGCCCGCGCGTAGGTATTGTCGCTGTAGCAAAGATGCTCTCTCGTGTTGAACCAGTGTTGGTTCTTGAGAAGTATGCGCTCGTAACTCCCCTCCCGAAGAACCGTGGCGAAGTTATCAAGTGGCGGCGTATCAAGCCCTTGGTCGTTTCAACCACCAACCTGACCGAAGGCGTCACGCCTCCGGCCGAACAGCTTGTCTACGAAGATGTCACCACCGTCATTGCACAGTTCGGTGGCTGGATTCAGATTACAGACAAGATTCAGGACCTACACGAAGACCGTGTTCTTGATGATGCAATGACCGCCCTTGGCGATCAGGCTGCGGCTACCAAGGAAGCTGTACTTTGGGGTATCCTACGGGGTGGTACCAACCTGTTCTACGCTAACGGCGCTGGCCGCAGTGCTGTGAATACCCCAATTGACTTGGACTTGGTGAATGCAGCGGTCAATCAGATCAAGCGCAACCACGGTAAGAAGATTACCGAACGCTTGGCGGCCGGCCCCGGCATTGCTACTGAGCCTGTCAATGGCAGCTACGTGGCATTTGCGCACGTCGATCTGGAAACAGACATTCGTGCCATGACTAGCTTCGTCCCTGTCGAACGCTATGGTACGTTCAAGCCCCTCGACCCTGACTGGGAAATCGGTAAGGTGAACGAGCTGCGCTTCATCCTTAGTCCACAGCTTAGTGCTTGGCCGGATGCTGGCGGTGCGGCGGGTTCGACGATGCGCAGCACGTCGGGCACTGCTGCGGACGTATATCCCGTTGTCATTGTCGCCAAGGAAGCCTATGGCACCGTGCCGCTCAAGGGAGTTTCTGCAGTCGAAATGGCTGTCAAGAATCCCAAGATGGGCGAACCCGGCGATCCTCTCGGCCAACGCGGTCACGTTGCGTGGAAGATTTGGTACCAAGCTGTTCGTCTCAACGAGCAGTGGATGTGCCGCCTCGAAGTCGCAGCTACGGCTCTAGGCTAAGGAGAATAGAAAATGGCTAATACTTACAAGTCGAGTGTTTATCTCAAGAATGGGCGTGTACGTCCGAGCGGCCAGAATAATGCAGAGGCTATCACTGCCACTGTAACCATTCCGGCTGGCACTACGCTCGGTGTGGGAGATGTTCTGAAGTTTGCAATCCTAGGCGAGAATGTTCGCATTAAGAGTTTCGATCTTAACTGCGATGCCTTCGATAGCAATGTTTCAGCAACTCTTGCAGGCAGTCTTGGTATTACAGCTAGCACGGCATGCCTACTAGCTACTACCGCCAAGCTTTCTGGCAACAGCTCAGCGAAGGTCAATCTCGCTCGTGTGGATGGCGAGGCAACGGCTGGTGATAGCTTTGCTGTCACTCCGTTCCCTGTGCAGACTACCACGCAGGAAGTTATTCTGACTATCGCAACGGCAGCTGCTACAGCTATCACTAACGTGGACCGTAGTATCATGCTGGAGTTCACCTACCAGTATGCGTACCCAGATGTGTCGCTAACCGGAGTGTCTAATTCTACGTATCCGTTCGCGGGTGCGAAGGTATACTCTCCGGCGACCGTTGACACGTATAACGGTATTGCCCCGTAAGGAACTTTCAACAATCACCAAGGAAAGGGGCTAGCGCAAGCTAGCCCCGCTTCCCGAAGAAGAGGAAAGACATGAGTACAGTATTAAAAGAACTGCGCGAAACTCTAGAAGTGCTACCACTTTCAGAGCTAAAGCAGAAGGCCGTCAAGCACTTCGGCCTGCGTCTGTCTAAAGACGATACACGTGAAGATGTAATCAACAAGATTATCGGCGTAGCCTCTAAGCAAGAATTTGCGTCTGAAGCTGTAGGGGAAATGCCGGCTCCGGGCTGGAGCCGTATTAAAGTACATCCCGTTCCTGGAAAGCCTCAATTTCCGTTCTTTGTGGGGATCAACGGCTGGTTCTGCTGGATTCCCATTAACGTCGAGGTCGATGTGCCGTCGAAGGTCATCAATGTTCTGCGCGACGCGGTGGAGCACAAGTATGCCCTTGACCCGGAAACAGGCATTAACAAGGTTAGCTTAGAAATGAGCTACCCATTCACAATCGTAGCAGCTACTCCCGGCCCGGATCCTCGACCGGGTGGAGAAGTCAGTCGCGCTAGGAAGCTTGAGGCTAAGCGCGCATTTGCAGAAGAGAACGGCTTCTGGCCATCTGATGCTGACATCAAGGATTTCCGTCAGCAGCAGGCCCAAGCCAAGATGCTTAAAGAGTTACACTAACTTAACACGGAGCGCCGAGCATGGCAACCCAGTCAACTAAGACCTACCTAGAATTTGTAAACAGCACGATTGACGAAGCTGGTGCCGATCTTGCTACGTATGCAGCAGACGGTAGCGATTGGTATACTAACACGGACGCCATGCTTGGCCGCTTCAAGAAGTGGGTTAATCGGGCGTGGAAAGCTATACAGCAAGAAGCCGACGATTGGCACTGGTTAGAAGAGAAGGCTGTTGTAAACATTGATCCCGGCATCATGTTCTACAGTGACGCGCCTTTGACAATTGATACAAACGCTTCCTACGCCATAGACATCATGGACGTAGATGGCACTGTCAAGGTGAGCGGTTTAGAAGTTACGAGGACTGTTCCTCTCACTGGTATATACACATCCAGCAAGAACTACGGGTATGTGGATGTCAAGTATGCTGACTACTCGCCGAGCAACGGTCACGCTCTCGATTTCGGACTTAAAGCAGGTGGGGAGTATTTCAATACCAATTCCTATCTGAAGGCCCACCTGAACTTCCGGTCTCGTAAGATAGCTGGGACAGGGGCGATTAAGTTACCAGTAGAGTCTAGTCACACGAGCGACTGGGAG